CTAAAACTTTAACGAATTGTTATCATTATGTCTTTATTTAAGCTAAATATTATCATGATGAGTTGTCTGATACTTGCAAGTATCATTGTTATTGCATTTGGTGTAATTTATCAAAGACTAGTCACAGGTCTATGGTTATTCACCAGCATTGATGTAGTGCCATTACTAGCACATACCGATGTTTGCCCTGATCTAAGTGTTTCAAATTGGATTAAGGGTGTTTTTCTACATACCACGTTAACAGGTGGTAGTAAATGGGAGTGGACAAGGTGTACAACTGAGTGGGAAGTAATTATGACTCACACAGTTAGGTTTGATTATTATACAGCCTTATTGTTTTATTTCTGTTTATTGTCGTGTTTCATAGCATGTTCATTGTCTTTGTACCTTGAATTTAATAAGTTTGATCCGATCGGTCGTAGCTGGTCAAGTATTTTAATCTCCTTATTAACATTTAAACGGTCCAACAAATTTGCTACATGCACTGTTAGATCTCAATTTATGTCATGTCCTGATGTTAAGAATGGAAAGGCTCGTAATCATACCCACCCTGTTGCAGCGCAAGTGCGTAACAATGGATCAAGTTTTATGGACCTTTTCTCGAAATTAATCGGGAAAGAAACGTACTTTCTACAACGTTCTGCTGCTGATATTAGGCACAATAGAGCGGGTTGTAGATCTTATCATTGGGCTAAGGATTTGTCTGTCCGTCAAGATAGATTTGATCCTAGTCCATTAGATTTGTTATGTTTAGTTGACGTAGATATGTATATGGATATTCCAGCACTATTGTGCCATGGATTTCAACCAGTACTGATATCTACATTCCAACCTAGTTGTGTAGCTAAGTCTGAAGGCGAGTATTGCTTTACGTTTGATAAGAACGATATTGTACAATACGACGTTAGCGGCGGAGCACACTATTCCCATAAGGTTTGGAATTATGGAACTGACGTTGTTATGGCTGTCTCGAAGAGTTTCGGTATTACATATGTCAACACTTATAATGTTGATCGGAGATACTTAGATGACGACCATCAGTTAATTTTATTAACACCAATTGAACAAATCATAACACCTTGGTGGAATCCGACATGGTTAAAAGGCGACAAAGTAGAATATATGAAAGTTGCTGAAACCGTTGACGACAAGACCTATTTGCGTTTAAGCGTTAAGACTAAAGAACGTATGATGCGTAGTACTGGGAGACCAGAGACCTACCTTTGTGCAACTATTGAAGCAAAACGTGATGATGCATTAGCTAGTATCGCTAGATCAAGTAAATCAACAGATTTAACGATAGCAGGTGTAAAAACTGTACTCAAAGACTGTGAACAAGAACAAGCAGCTATCTTGACCGAGTATCATAATTGTAAAAGAGGAATAGTTCCAGATGTAATCTACCCAATAGATAAATCTGTATTCAATTTTCAATATGATCCGAAGGAATATGATCCAGATGCTAAGCCCAGTCTTAAACCATATATGAGTCCTGTGATTCTCGGTTGTTATGCCCCTGTACAATGTAAATCTAATGATCAAGCAGCTATAAATGGTCGTATTAATGATGTTAAACCGTCTGATGATATAACTGTTAGCGCTAAGATGTTAATGTATATGGAAGAATTCTTAAGCTTTATGATACCTACACCACACGTTGGCCATCCTGTTGATTTTGATACTGTTCACGAAAAACAGAATCGACCATCACAGCGTGCTATACTTAAGCGTGCAGGTCTTGTTGCTGCATTAAAGGATGATTCCCCAATACAAAGTTTTCAAAAGGCAGAAGCATATGGTAAAATTACTGACCCTCGTATTATTAGCACTATACCAGGGGTTGCAAAATACAATTACTCACGCTATATATACTCTTTCACAAAAGTTCTA